AAGGCTATCGTAAACGGGAATTGTTGTTGATGTTGGATTGTCTCCCTTAAAAACAGCATCGCCATTTGTACTAATATCAGCACGGAAAATGCCATTATTAAAATATACATTTCCTGTTGATTGACTAATGTAATAACCGGCTGTGCCGTATGTTGCCGGAGTACCATATGTTGGCGGCGTAGAACCATTCCAATTATCTGAACGAATATCTTGAAACACACTTGCAGCAACTGGACCAGTCCAAGCAGTAGTGTTTGCGCCAACTCCGTCAACAGTAACAGCATTGCTGTTGTATCGACCTTGGATATACCAAAGAACTTGACCAATAGATACGCTAGGCGCAGTAAGTGTCCAACCGCTAGGTGCTGTTGCGCCTGTTGTTGGTGTTGTAAATGATGGCGTGGCTGCGCTTTGAGATTGAACTTTATAAGCAGTCAATGCGGTTAAGCCAGCCAAACCAGCGGTTCCAGTTCCAGTAGGTCCAGTTGGGCCAAGGCTACCAGTAGGACCTGTGCCACCAGTTGGACCAGTTGGACCTACACCACCAGTTGGCGACCAAACAAATGACGCACTAATAGGACTCAGAATAGATTGACTAACATCATTGCCAACAAGATAAGCAAAGTAATAAGTTGCAGCAGGAAGAATCTGATTTGCAAATGTGTAATAAGCACCATTTGTTACAGGCTGTGAATTAGCTGATGATGCTGTAGCAAGCAATAACCAATCACTTGTACTTGGTGTTGCAGATGTTGTATAAAACAAATTGCCAAATGTCACTCGACCTGTTGCTGGTATATATACTTGCACATCAAAGTGAGGAACACTTACAGATGGATAACCAGTTACTGTCGGCGCTGACAATGGAGAAAAATAAGTGGCAGAAGGCAAACCACTATTAGGCACAGGGCTGTATTGCGTAATGTCTTGATTGTCATATACAGCAGCACTGTATTCGCTCAACTCAAGTTTTGCGCCAAGAGAACCGTCAGGCAATGAAGCTTCGTTAACTTTCATTACACGGAATAACTTAGCATTCCATCCGTAGTCAGAATTAGTCACCGACACAACATCACCAGCATTAACTTGAATGCCATAGTAAGTTGTGCTGAAGCTAACAATTAAATCTTCACGGGCTTGCTCAAGCAAACGATTTGCAAGGTAATGAGCCTGTACTGAATCATTTACCAAATCATAAGTAATTGAATACTTGTTAACAGGCTCATTTGGGTACAGCAAGCTTGGGTTTAGTGTCTGCAAATCAAGGTTAACAAATGCAGCTTGGTCGCGGTTTTCTTTAAATGGGAACCTAGCTTCCACTTGATTAATAGAAGTTGTAATATCAGTTGCACTTACACGAATCTCACCAATAATATTGTCATCATCAAACGCATAAGATGTTGTTTCAGCTTTGTTAACAACAACAGACCATTGTCCAAGTGCAGCGTTATAAGCCATCCAAGAATCACATGCAGACATGATTCTGTCGATATTACTTAAAACTGTTTGCCCAGCATCTAATACACCATTAATACGATAGCGAGCTTGTGTTTGTGGATTGCCATCATAGTCATCAAATGTGATTAATTCATCGCTATATGTGTTTAATGTTGTGACACAAGTTGAGTCAACAAAAGTACTATCTACAGCGCCGCCATAAACAGGATTTGTAATGTAGTCATACCAAACATCACCGGGCTTGGCTACACCTGTGCCATTTAATGCATGCTTAACTTTGAATGTAATTGGCTGCAAAGAAGTCGTGTCAGCTTCACGGTTGTAATTCAAAACAACAATAGCAAATGCTGTGCCATTCATCTGGCGACCAGTAGAAGGCCAACGCTGAGAAGCTTGAATATCTGAGCCACCCATGATTGCACTTGGCAAAGAACCGCTGCTATTGATTGCAGTGATTACACCAGACTGGCTAGATGTAAACAAATAAATGAATAAGTTCCCAGCAATCTTTGTGTTTTCGTTTGGCGTTGGAGTTGCTTCATCACTTAGCTTTGCAACTTTACCGGGTTCAGTGCCATCAAAAATAATCTTTTGGTCGCCATAGTACATGTCCGTTTGATCAAAGGTAAATTGACCATTAGGGCTGATGCTAGAGATAGCCAGCACATAGTACATTTTGCGTTGATTTGTTGACAGCACTGCATCAACAAAAGTGCCGCCCATATAAGCATCACCATACACAACAGGAATAGCATTTACAGCACTAGGAGGAACTTGCTGACGCACACCCATGTCTTGTTGTTTTTCTGGGTTGTCAGAAAATATTCTGGTGACAATCATTGACACCGCAAAGTTAACTGCAAAGGCCGCAGCAGTTAAAGCAAATGACGCTGCAACACCCGCTGCTGTGGTTCCAGCCGCTGCCGCAACGATTAATGTTCCAACCATTTCTATTCCTTCACAAAACTTGCAGTCACTGCTTCATAGTCACGCTTAGTGTAATCAACCCAAGGACCCTTGGAAGATACAGAAGTCACTATCAAATTTATATCACCACGGTCAAGCATTTCAGTTCCTGTACTATCAAATGCTTTCCACAATCTTCCACCTAATGTGCCGTTGCGGTATTCAGGTTCAACCCACCACAACAACTCATGCAATTCTTTAACTTTAGGACACCAAACATTTTGTTGTTTAACAGCAATGATGGCTCCTCTTAAATTTTTATCAATGTAGATAAATCCTTTTCCCATGATGATGCTAAACAACAATTGCTCAACATAAACAGGGTCGTGGTTTTCCACCTGTCCAAGAATTTTGATTGGATTTTCAAAAGCATACGCTTCGACAATCTCAAGCAATCTTGGAATATCGTATCTTGTAGCTAGTCTTATCATATTTTTTTAATCTCCAACACCACCATCTCCACCACCATCACCATTATTTATGGTTACGGTTGTTTCACTTGCTTGTGTTTGAGTCTTAGGTAGTGCGCCAAAATCAAAGTAGGTATTAGCAATCTCACTAACACGATTCATTGATGTGTCACCAGCATAAAACGATTGCCAGCTTTTTTGATTTGTTTTTACGCCAGACAAACGGTTTTCCAAAACTCGGCGCATAGACGAACATGAGATCGAACATGTTGCAATACGAGTGCGGAGTTGGCTGTTGAAATCTTCGTTGATTGAAACGCTGTTAATAATGCCTTGGTAGCGTTTAAAGAACTGAGTGGTGGGTGTGGTAATGATTTGATTGTTTGAGTCTAAAAACCCACGCCAAACCTCTACAACAGAGCCTTTAATTTGATTGCCTAGGATGATTCCAATGTTAGTTGGGTCAATACCTGTTAAGGCAATTGTCATATCGTCAGAAGTCGCTTTAATGTCGCGCTGAACATCACCAACATTGAGTAAAGCACCAAGATTTGAAAATGTAATGCCATTAACCGTAACAGGTGCAGCAGCATTGCAAAATGTATAAACATCTTCAGCAGTTCCGACAGTAAGCCTGACGAATTCTGCATGGATGATTTGAGAGCCGTTAACCGCATAGATAGTTGTCATGTTATGTATTCCCGGAAGACAAATGGCGCATCCCATTGAACATAGGCTCCATCCGTCATTGGATTAAGAGTATATGTTGGACAAGATTCGGCAACAACAGTAAAAGTACAGGCGTTGCCAAGATAAACAGTTGTGCCAGAAGTAGGCGTTCCAATTAACGGACGATTGATGCCTACAGAAGAGCCAGCAGAATCGGCTGTAATCTTGTAGGTGTATCCATTAATCATAATGAAATCACCAGCCTTAAATGTGCCGTTAGAAGTTAATGCAAGCGTCTGAGTGTTGGGTGTTGGCGTACCATTTAAAGTTGCCGCTGTAGCCGTTCCTTGCATCTTGGTAAACCAAGAAAGGTTAGAACTATTGAATGTAATCGTTTCAGGCAACTGGCGGTCTTTGTTGTCAATAGCCTGAATGATGCTACGCACCTGTGGATAGTACAGGTATTCATGTGGCTGAACAGTAAACACCCAAGGCACAGCGGTCAGGTATTGAGCCACAGTAATGTAGCCAGACCTAGCGATCTGTTGACCAACCATACGGCGGTTATTTACCGTCATAGATTGCTGAATTTCAAAAATAGTTTGGAAGCTCATGCTCGGCCCCTGTTAACTGCTAAAGATTTGTTTGCGTATTGATTTGCAGCCCAAATAGCATTAGAACTGCCAAGCAAGCGTTCCTCAAACGATTTGGTGTCAATAGCATTGATATAGTTGTTAGTGACATTGGTAACGCCACCAATTTCGCTCATTTTGTTGTTAGGAACAATAGTTCCTGCTGTTTTGGGAATGAACAATTCTGGACCATTCTCACCAACAATACTTAGTTGATTTACAGCAGGAGAGCCACCACTTGCAAATCCCGGCAATCCCATTACAGAGCCTCCAAACATACCGTTACTAGGCGCGGCTGTAATTGTTCCAACAGGATTTAACATTCCAAATAAACTTCCAAGCAAGGATTTTGCTTGCATTTTCAATTGAATAGCCAATAAATCTTGAATAACACTTCTAGCAAAATCCTTCATTGACATCTTGCCTGTTCTGACAAAATTATCAATGGCAGAAGACATATTGCCCCAAACTGTAGTTTGAACATCTTTAATATTTTTAAAACTATCTGCAAGTTCTATCGTTTGTTTTTTTGCATCTGCTGTTACTGTAGCAAGTCGTACAGCCTCATCAACTGCACTTTGCGTTTGATTTTCCTTATTCATCCGAATAAGTGCAATATCTCTTTCAAGCTGCAATTCAATTTCTTTTAACTTAATTTGTTTTTCAGATAAACCAAAAGATTCAATCTCAAAGCGGAGTTTGTTTCGAGCAAGCTTTTCGTTTTCTTTAGCTTGCTCTGCTGCATAAAAGTTTTTATTTGCATATGCAATTGCAGCTTCATCAATTTTCTTTTGTTCATCTTCTTGTCTGCGAAGCTCTTTAATTGTTTCATCAAGTTCAGCGTTAAATTGCTTTTTACGGAAAGCTTGACGAGCTTGTTCAGCATCTTGCATTGCTGATTCCATTAACGCATTACGCTCTCTTTCATATTCTGCTGCATATCTATATTGAGTTTCGTAATTTTTCTTGGCTTGCTCTTGAACAATATGAGTAAGTTTCTTTTGAAGGTCAAGCTCAATTTTTAATGCGTCATCAGCTTTTGTGTATTCAATTTCATAAGCTCTATCAACTTCAGCTTTTAATGCGGCATCAGTAGCAGCTTTGCGTTGTTTAGTAACTAAATCAGTAATTTGTTGATTTGCTTCTGTTTCTATCTTTGTAATCTCAAGAGCTTGATTAATAGCATTCTCTTTAGCAAATGCTCTTTTCTCTTCTTCACTCTTTGCATCATATTTTGCAATGACATCTTGCTTTTTCCGTTCAGCCTCTAAAGTAATTTTCTGAACTTCATTGTTACTATCAACAGTTGTGTTGTAACGAATGTCAGCAATTAATTTAGCTTGTTCTTGTGCAAGTTGTTTTTCTTTATTAGAACCACCAGCGCCTTCATAATCTTTAATCTTTTGCTTTTGAGCATTTTGTTCGGCTTGAGCTTCTTTTCTTAATTCAGCTTCTTTTTGCAAAACAGCAATTCTTGCTTTTGCATTAGCTAATTCTTTTTCTCCAGCAGCCCTTGCAAATGGATTTATTGGACCTTCTAAAGCTTCTTGAAGTTGCCTAGCTTTTTTTGTTAATATTTCAAGCTCAGAACCAACTTCAGGTCCCATGGCTGTTTTAATTGCATTAAACCAATTAGATACAGTTGTTGTAATTTTTTTCCAAACACCATCAAGGCCAGTAACTTGTGACTCTTGTTGTTTTAAGCTGGCTGTAAGAAGTCTAGCTGTTTCTGCTGCGGCTTCTTGCGTCTTACCAGATTTCTCCAATGATTCAATATATTTATATTGGTCAAGAGTCAAGAAGTTCATCTTGTCATTAAGTGCCTTTGCTTCTGAAGCATTTCCACTTAATCCAGAACTTAATGCTTTTGCAGCATCAACACCACTTACGCCAGCAATCCTTGCATAAGTAAGTACAGCAGTCTGAACAGCGCCCAAAGATTTCTCAGTAAACTTGCCTGTAGAAATCAATTCAAGCATTGCATCTTTAGCGTCACCAACTCCCATCTTTGTGGCGTTGCCGATAGTTGCCGACATATCAGCCCACTTACCAGCCGTAATGTCTGCATAACTGCCTGTTAAAGCAATTTGCTTAGTGAACTCATTTAAGTCTTCTCTTGATTTGTAGAAGGCGTATCCAAGAGTACCAACAATGGCAGCAGCCGCTGTCATGGCAATATTAAAAGGCGTAAGAAAGCTTGCCAACATGCTAAACATGTTTCCAAAGCCACCCATCACATCTTTTAATTGACCGCCTTGTTGAATCAAAGCAATTAATGGACTTTGACCAGATGCAATCTGAGTAAACAAATCAGTAGTCTGATAGCCAAGTTGAATTTTTTGTTGCTCAGTCATCTCACCTGTGACTTTTTTCATTGATGCTGCTTTAGCGTCATAGGCTGCTGCTTCTTTAAGCAGCATGTCAGTCAGGGATTTCTCAGCATATTTGTAACGGCCAGCCTGAATCTCCCGTTCAATCATCTGAACTTTGGTCAGTGTCTTGCCGTAGTCTTCCGTGGCATAACGAAGTTGAACTAAATCTTTTGCGGCTGCATTGGAATCTTTGCCAACTTGAGTAGCAAAATCTTTAAACTGCTTTTTGGCCGAGCTAATCTTTGTTTCAAGTTCGGCTGTGTCAACACCGAAAACTACACCAAGCCGAGCAATATTTTGACTAGCCATTATTTTCTCCGTCTACTTAATTTAGCCATCTGATTGGCTATCAAGTCTTGCAAATCTTTTTTGAAGATATTCACAACTTGTTCTGCATTATCTTGCAAAGCTCTACGCAAAAAAGGCTGTCCGGGAATCTTTTTTGTGCCAAATTCTTGAGCCAAAGACACAGCACTTTTTTTGACAGAAACCACTGCAATTGCAGCGTCTGTTTCATTTACAAGCACTGATTTTTTATCTGAGTTGTTTGGAATGCGACTGACCAATCTGACTGTATCGGCCATGTGGATTGGATTGCGTTCATCGCGGGGCTTAGTGCCTCTAGGAGCCGTTACCTGTACTTGGTTAGCCACAGGCTCCATTGCATGCTTGGCGGCGGCTACAAGGGTCTTATTAGCCATCTTGTCAGCCCGACCTATGTCCATCAATGCAGATAGTTGTGATTCAAGGTCTTCCAACCCCTCAACAGTCCACATCTTATTAACAGGAACATAGGCCATTTCAAGCTTTCAAAAATGCCTCCGAACCCGGTTTCATAGCAATAAAAGCCATCAAATTTTGATTAAGCTGTTCTCGCTTTTCTTGTTCCGTCAGAGGCGGGACAATGTACTCATGTGTAGATGGCAAAACATCTTTCATCTCAAAAGGCTTTGCCGTCTTTTGTATTTTCGAGTTTAAATTGCCTGTGGTCAAGGAACTTAAAGCCAGTAAAACAGCTTTATTTCCTATCATGCCATCAGACAGCATAATTTCAATATTCCTCATGTCATCAATAGGAATAGTCTCAGGACACCCACCATGTGCGTATATGTACGCTCTGGCCTGTAGGCGAATGTCCCCTACTAGTTTCCCCTTGATTCCTTATATCCGGGCTGAATGGCTTCAGAAATGGATTTAAGCAGTTCCATTTGAACTGACATAGGCCACTCATCTTCAATTTCAGCGTAAGTAATGTCATCCAAAGTGCCGTTCACAGGAACTAGCAACTTGATGTATTCAACAATTCGGTTTTCAAACTGAAGGATGTTTTCTATTAACTCTTTGGTAGAGCGTCCATCCACAATAAAATCATCATCGGTTTTGATAACGCCTTCTATTTCGGCATCAACAAAACTGGATGTCATCCTGTCAAATCTCAGTTTGTATTCATCAGGGTCCACCTTTGTAATGCGGTCCTGAATTTCATTCATTTCCTTAGTCAAAGGAATACGAACTTTAAATTTCTGTCCACCAAGCTCAAACGCTTTTGTTCGCAAAGCTTCAACGGCGTATTTATCCCCAAATGCAGAGGCAAATCTTGTCATGTCATTTCCTTTATTTTTTGATAATCTTGTGATAGATGGCTTCATTCAACTCAATGGCGTATTCCACCGCCTGAGAAGGAGTGAGCTTGTCGGCATGATGCCGAGCAATGTCATGCGCTAACGCAATAGCAGTAATTCGTTGTTGAGTAAACCCAAACCAATTCTTAGAAGAATCGGATTGGGCCACTAGGAAACTCAACAGGTCTGTGTTGTCTTTTACTGTAGTAGTCATGTCTTAGGCGTTGTTAGACCAGCCGTAGCTATTGCCACCCACGGGGTGAACTGTAAAGATGAACTTGCCTTCAGCAGAAGGAGACATGTCCCACTGCAAGCCACCGATGCGGCCATTGAAAGCGTAAGCAACAGTGTCAGTGCCGTCATAAACAGCAATCACATAAGTGCGGATGATTGTGCCGTTATAGCCGTCATCACGAATCAGCAACTGAGCAGTGTCAGCAGGATTCCAAGCGCAAGTCACATTCAAAGATGTCACTTGATTTTGTGTAGTGATTTTCGCGCCTGTACGAGCGCCAGCCACTGAGTAAGCAGCAAAAGCGTCATCAGAACCGAAAGCTGGAACAGCTTCCACAGGAACCAGAATACCGTCAGTACCAGTACCGCCAGCAGCAGTGCCGATAATGTCAGCGACTTGACCTGTCCATGTAGACAATTGTGTATCTGTCAGGGCAGTAGGATTAGCACCAGTTTGACACCAGAGGGTTGCCACATAACCGGGTAGAACTTTATTAATGAGAGCCATTTTGAGTTTCCTTCAAAGAGTTGAGAAATTGTCTTATGCTGGAATATCAATAGTGCAATCTAAATAGATTTGCCCCATATTTTCTTCGTTGTTATAGCTGTTGTAAAGCCACAAAACATCAGCTTTGGCGATAAAAAAACCGCCGTCCGATGGATTGCCCAATATACCGCTATAACCATGTAACGATTCTAATACCTGTTGAGATATTGTAAAACCGTCTTCTATCTTTTGAGTAAAAATAGAAATCTGAAAAACAGGGCGGTCAATGCCCTTGTTTGATTGCTGCTGACCCGTATAAACAGGCTGGTGAACATCTCTCAGCATCCAAGTAAGAAACTTAGGCTGATTAGCAAAATTACGGTTAAACGAAGCATAAACAGGCACAGGCGTAACAATGTTAGCTAACTGGTACTGGATAGCTTTCCCGTAGGTAACGACATTATTCTGAGTTGCCATTTAAACCGCCGTAACTGGGTCAGAACGGTAGCACATGAATGTCACACGCATCCTGTCGTTAGATTCTCTTGCATCGGTGATTCGCCAACTTGCATTACGCCATGTAATGGAATATGCCTCTTGGTGGTCCACCATTTGCTTCATGTTTGGAGTGTAGTTCAAGGTGAAATTCACCAAGTCCTGATACAAACGGTACTTGTCAGCAATTTTCACATTGTTGGCAACATCACCTACCAAAGCCCGTGTGCCAAACCATTTGGTCTGGGTTGTGCTTTGTTCGCCAAAATTTGACTTACCAAAAGTCAGATTGTTGACAGTAATGTTTTCGTACCGTTTGATTGACATTACATCACCAATGGCTTGTATGGACGAAGCAATGTGGTCACGCCAAATGGGATGTCTTTCAACTTCACTTCGGTGGCGTTAGCACGATTGTTGTACAGGTGAGTAAACAACAGCAAACCAGCCTGTTTAATCACAGGATAGGCTGAAATCGGATTGGCTACAGTCGTGTATTGCAAAACAATAGGCGCTGTCATTACAGTATTAATCGATGTCGGTAATGAAGACACAATGACTTTGTTACCAGAAGCATCATAGTAATACTGGTCAGTTGCAACCAATTCAAATACAGGCGGGAAAGCATCAGTCCAATATCCAAGCGATTCAATAATCACTTCAGGCTGGCTTGCATACAAATTTTGACTAACTTCAGGCAAGTCAAAGCAAACAGGTGAGGCAGCAAGGCTTGCTGTGCCGTACCAGACGCGATAAGTTACGCTGAAGATACTTAGACCTAGGTAATCCTCAATTGCTTGCCTTGTAGCCAGTTCTAGGGCTTTCAGGTAGTTATCCTGACTCTCATCCTCATACAAGTTAATGTGCTGAGTAATTTCGTCAAGAGTCAACCAAGGCGTAACATTGTCACGGTCAATCTGCTCAAACTTTTCATAGTTGAACGGATTCCTAGTTTGCGCCCCAAAGGGCGAACCGTACTGATAGTTGTCAACTGCCATTTTTAACCCTTTCAGGCGCTCATTCGTACACCGGCAAATGGGTCACGAACTGTGCTTACCACACGCTTTTCTACATATATGGTAACAAAGCCGGGGCTAGTTTGTTCAAACATTTGAATGGACATTTCTTCATTGTCACCAATGGTCAAGAAACGAGGCCAGTTAGCCAAGTAAATTGGGAATGAAGAAGACAAGTATGGGTTAGGAATTACAGGAAAACCAAACATGCGACCAACGGCTGCACCATCTTCGTCACCAGTCTCCAAGAACAATGGCAAACCTTGTGTGTCTTTTAAATCACGCAAAGATGTAATCATTGCTGGGCTGATGTACCAAGCATTACCGGGCAAAGACCAATATTGTGATGGGAATGAATTCACCATGCTCACAACATCGTTGTACACCACGCCACCACTTGTTTGTGCAACAGTAGCGATTGTGTGAATGCCGTTTGTGATTGCTGTGCCACTTGTGCCATAGGCAGAAGTAGAACCGGACGCATAAGAGTCCAAACCACGCAAACCTGATGTAGCACCAGTTGATGTGGTTGATGAACCAGATTGGTCATCATTGATTGCCATTGACTCACCTTCAACTTGAGCAAACTCAAGCATCAAGTCATTGACAATAGACGCTTCCAAACCATTCACATCCGACATGACGGCAGAACGGATTGGCAATTGAGCAGTAACAGCACGAACAGGCAATTGCCAGAATGTGGTGTCAGTGCCGGGAGTACCTGTATTGTTTTGAACAGGATAGCCCCAAGGGTTTGTTTGATATGTCGCGTTACCAGTCTTAGCAACGAACTGCATGTCAGAGCCGGGCGCTGGAATGATACGAGCGCCCAAGCGGAATGGGTTTGCATATCGCAGTGCTGCGAAAGCTTCATCGAAAACTACGCGACCACCAACACCAGAACCAGAGCCAGTGATTGCAGAGGCTTCTTTCAGGTCGATGGTGACTTTGCCGCCTTCGGTAATGGCCTGTTTGATTCCAGAGAGAATTTTTTCAGTGATGGTCATGGCTATTTCCTAAATTATTGGCACAAAAAGGAGGGGGAATTACCCCCCTCCATTTCATCAGGTTGCTGTACCTGTAGAACGATAACGAACGCCAGCGTTAGGATCACGCACAGATGTTGCCAAACGCTTCTCACCGAAGAAGGTGATGTAACCGGGCAATGTCTGGTCATAACGGCGCATAACCATGTTCAAGCGGTCCACGATTGTGTGGAAACGGCTCCAGTCAGCGAAGTACATTGGGTACAAGCTGTTAGTGCCAGCAGAACCTGTAGTGGTTTGTGAAGGTGTATCAACATACTTGTTGACAACAACATCAAAGCCCAACAAGCGACCAACGATACCGTTTGTTTCCAATGGAGACATACGCTCGAACACAGGAGTGCCGTTGTCATCAACCAAGCCACGAATCTGTGACAACAAAACTGGGTTGATAACGAACTTGGCGCTATCTGTCCAGTATTGTTGTGGCAATGCGTAGATAAAGTTAATCACATCTTTGTATGTGATGTTGCCAGCGCCAACGGTGTTACCGTTAGTTGTCAACTGGTCGTATGTAGCCAAGCTGTGCAAGCCGCTGGTAGAACCAGTGCCAGAAGAGCCGAAAGCAGCAGTAGTAGTTGTACCGCCAGTGTATGTAGCATTAGCGCCAGCGTACTGGTCAAGGCCACGCAATCCGTTGCTTCCACCGTATGGCAATGATGTAGAACCTTGGTCATTGTTCTGAATCATGGACAAGGCTTCTGCCTGTGCGAATTCAGCCAGCATGTCATCAACAACATTGGCTTCCAAACCATCGATGTCATCCAATGCAGCAGTACGAATTGGGAACTGCACATTCAAGTCTTGCAAAACGAGTTGCCAGATAGATGTGTCTTCAGTTGTAGCTGCACCGTTGTTCTGAATGGCATAGCCCCAAGCAGCACCAGCGTTGCCCGTCTTCACGCGAAACTGATAGCTTGAACCATCTGTTGCAACAGTGCGTGAAACACCGCGCAAAGGATTAGCCAAACGCAATGCAACGAACACTGGGTCGTAAGCTGTGCGACCACCTTGGTTGTTACCAGAACCTGTCAAAGCAGAAGCTTCGGTCAAGTATGCTTGCATTTGTGATTCGTCAGCAAACACTTGCAGTTCTTTTTCTACACGGTTGTTACCTTTGTAAAAAGAAGCCAGTTGCTCACGCACAGAACGGTTCACATCTTGACGAACAGTTTTAGCGATGGGCTTAATTAGAGCAGGAGCTTCGATAGAAGACACTTTGGCTTCCAGAGCAGCAACCATTTCGCTGAATTCAGCTTTAACAGCTTCAACAGCAGCGGGGATTTTGGCTTCAACAGCCGCAACGCTCTCAGCTTGTTTAGCTTCAATAGCGTCCAATTTTTCAATAATTTCTTTTGACATGATTAACCTTTCAGTCGTTTGTCGAGGAGTCTTAGAAGTTCGCGTTGCTCAAGAGCAGCGAGAATTTCTGCTTCGGTCGCTTCCGCACCAGAGTCACTCTGTTGTGGCGCAATTTCAAGTGTCTCTGTTGCAGCATCACGCTGTTCCAGCACTTTCTTGAAGGTTGATGCGGCAGCGACCGCATCGCTCTTGGACAACCCGGCATCCCGCAAGGCTTCTTCCAAAACTTTTAAATCAGCAGAGCCATCAGCACGGAAATATTCCAGCTTTTTCACTTCTGCTTTAGGATTATTTGGATACATGACAACGCTAGTCTCACGCAAACCACCTTTAGTGATTTGGAAGTAAGCGTCTTCAGATTGGTCGGGTTCGCCATCAGCATTTACCATCTGATATTCATCAGCGTAAGCACCAACAGAAACGCCACCAAACATATTTGGTGACTCGCTCATCACTTGATATAAGTCTGAACCAGCAGTGGTATTCAGGAACAAGCGACCACATGCGCTCATGCCTTCTTCATCCATCTCAATGGTTGTCCATTCGCCAACAGGCATAGACTCAGCATTGTGGTTTAAGAACATTGGAAGCGGTCTACCGGAAGCAGCAAATTCTTTTGCCCATTCCATGAAGCCTTCAGGCTGGTAGTTAAAACGCCTTCCGTCAACCCCCTCACGAGGTCCCCAAGAGGTAATACGGGCTTCAATTTTTCCTGTTGGTTCGCCGTTTGCGGCTTTTTCCGTTAGGTTTAATTTCGCCTCGCAGATGAGATTCATTTGCTTCATTAATAGCCCCTAAAGCCATAGATTGGTTGTTGTCTTGTATTTTAGGGGGTTGCCCTAAAAGTACAGGCAACTGTATTACAGGTTTACGCACCTGTTTTGCTAATGCTACCAGATATTTTGAATCAGTTCGCATTATTTATCAAGTCTTTCCTATATTCATTTTCTTCTTTTGTGAACCACCACCGCCACCTGTATCTTGAGGACTTGAACCAGCAATTGGTTCGGCGGGTTTGTTAGGGTCCACCAACTCATCGCCACCTTCAATATGAGGCATGCCCATGTACTCACGGGCTTCGTTGGGAGTCATAATTCCATTGGTCACACCGGCTGTTGCAAAGTTCATTTGGTCCAGTGGAGCGCCCTTTAAGAAGTCGCTGGTGTCAAACTCAACGCACAATGATGGATAGCCTGTAAACAAGTGTTGCTTGAGCTTTTCTTGAATGTTGACCAGCATTGGGTACATAGTTCCTTTGTAGAACTCATCCATTTGTGTTTGGCTGTTGTTGTACTTGCCGTCAATAATGCCAATCATTTGTGGAGGCACTCCAAACAAACCGCAGATACGGCGCATGGTCTGCATCTTTAAGTTGGCTGCATCAGCGTCTTGCAAGTTCAGCATTTCCAATGGCGTGTACTTCATGCCTTGGTCCAGCAACATGCCTTGACCGGGTTTAGATGGGTCAGACTGGCGTGAGCCGACCATATTGCTCCAAGCCTCTTTTAGACGAGCAGCAATTTCTTTGTATTTGGCATCAGGCACAACAGCATCTGTCGAGAACATGCCGGATGGCTTCGCGCCGTTCTGCATCACATAGTTTGCGTACAGGTCAATATCTTGGTCCAAGGCAACCAGTTCAGCAGCCAAGATACCTTTGTTGAAACCGGCAGAACCTTGCCATGCCATCTCTTTGCAGTGCATGATTTGATGCGCTTTGAGTGGCTGGTCACGGCTAAAACCGTATGCCGGTGTAGACAGGCGGTAAGACGGGTAACGGGCAGGATTGATTGTCACGGCAATCAATGTACTGTCCATAATATACATTTCCAGCGGAGTCTCGGTTGCAGACTCTTGGTCTTTGCGCCACCACAGCGTAAATGCTTCACCAGCAAGCTCATACCACATGAGCCACTGATACCAGAACTCATATTTGCTCTGAAAATTGTTTGGGTTGTTTAAAAGCTTGGCAACTTGCTTGGCTTTTGTCTTGTCTCGCGTACCAACTGACTTATCTTTGATGGCATTTACATATTTGCCATCTTCAGTTTCGCAGTTAATGTTAATTGGCAGTTGAGCCAATGCACGGGCCTTAATTGCTATACAGGACATCACTGTGCTGTTGCGAGTAAGCATTGACATGTCAACAGGGCGACCAGCATTGGTCGTGCTGGCTGTCGTGACATAGAGTATCTGGGTATTTACATTTGGCTGCTGTTTGTTACTTTGGTAAACAATATTGTTGCCCAATGCAGTCTGACCAAACAACGAGTTGCTCTCATTATTTGTTACTTTTTTACTGCTAAAAACATCCAAAAGTCCCATGATTTTCTCCTATTCCCGCACATTCTACCAATCTAATGACCTAAAGCCAAATGATTCCGTAACGAAAACATTATCTAAATGGCAGTGTAACGCCATAATCATGGAAATGATACCGTCAACTTTGGCAGATGGGTCGGCTTCATTCTTACGCACCTTCACATTGCCGTTGACATCGGTGTAAACCTCACAGTTCCCTAGCTGCCAGCCGACAAATGGGTTGCCGTCATGCTTTATGGCTTTCTTGAGAATAAGCTGCTCAGTTGTCTTACTTGGGTTTGACAAAACTGCCATACCCTGACCCACCTTTTTAACAGGTAGCCCGTGGCTGTATAGATTTGCAACCAATGCAGCAGCGTTGTAAGGGTCGAAGGCAATTTCTTTGACATCATGTAAAATGCACTCCGCTTTAATGTAGGTTTCAATCTCATTCAGGTCCGTCACATTGCCTTGGGTTAGCTTAAGGATGCCTGAAGCTTGAGCTTGAAGGTAAATTGGCTTGTAATGATTTGGCACAAAGTCCATTGACTCTTCTGGCAAAAAGAATTTGAATTTTGCATAGAAATCCTCTTCACCATACCTGTGCAAAGTGCAAACAGCATTCAAATCTCGGCTGTGCGCCAAGTCAAATGCAATGAATGTGGACTCAGGTTTATTTTCTTGCATGAATGGTCCAACAGACTCATCCCAGAAGCGCCTATCCACCCATGCGGCATTGGCAGACACATAGATGTTTAACTGCTTACACAAGAATTCATTCAAGCTGGCTGGCTTGGCAGATGCTTCTTCAGCCATGTGTTTGATGTGTTCTGTGGTAACTGACACACCCAGCATTGGATTGGCTTTGCCCCAAATATCAGGATTGCTCCATTCATCACCGGGGTCAATGCTATACAGCAAGCCAAACCATTTAAAGTTGTCAGGAGCCGCGCCACGCAACACACCGCGAAAATGGTTCAAGTCCTCATAAAACTTTGTGTCTTTGGTAAAGCTGGCAGTGGTCAGATACATTCGCAGTGGGTTTTTCCGCGCACCCATACCCGAATGTAAAACCTCAATACTGGACCGTTCCACAATCTGAGCAGCTTCGTCAATCATTGCCACAGACGGATTTTTACCGTCACCAGTCTTCCTGTTTTCACGGGACAGGGCGCGGTAGGTAGATGTTGAATCACCAGCCTTCTTTAGCTCACTGCGGTAAACAATAAACTTGGCAGCTAGTTCTGCTTTCATGCCTTCCACAATAGCTTTGGATGAGTCAAAGCAAATAGACGCTTGGTCACGATTGGTAGCCAGCGTAAACACCTCTGCGCCAGCATCGCCAAACTGAAGTTCATAAAGGGCAATGATGGACGCAATGGTGGTTTTGCCTGACTTGCGTGGCACAAACAAAATGACATCTGTTGTCCAGCGAGTGTTTATATCATTCTTTGCACGGAAGCCATAGATGCCAGCCAGAAACAAAATCTGAAATGGCTGTAGTTCAATTGCTTTGCCAGCGTCCGGTCCCTTTACATGCCGGCAGAATTTGACAAATTTTAGAATGTGTTCAGCTTTGTCGGGGACAAACTCATAGGGCGCATCTTTGCGCTCAACCATGTCAAGGAACCGCTGGCAAGCCAGCTTGACATCCTCACACGCTGCTATATCCCCACGAACTACGCTGATTGCGTACTGAAACGCCGATTCAAGCTGTGGCGAATAACTCATCGACATCAGTTACTTTGTTAGTCAGCTTTGGTCTACCACGGGCAACCAATCCAAGCTCGGCAAGAATCTTAATTGCCTTGTCGGTCATCTCAGTGCGAATCTTGTACCAAGCGGTCACACCTTCATTGTTGCCATACACCGTCACATGCCCAGCTTCGGCAATGTTGATTTGGGCTGTCAGCAAGCTGTCAACAACGAGAACCAAAGAGCCAATCAGAAACTCATCGCTTGCAGTAAGCGCACCTGTGCTTGCTTCTACCTCTGCGCGGATGGCAGTCTCAAAAGCAGATTTGTCCCAAGTGTTTGGGTCTTCAAGGTATTTAAGAATGTGTCTGGGTTTTTTAGTCATAAAGTTCTCCTGTCTTATCCAACACGGCTGGAAACTGCGGGTGGATTTGATACCACCGATTCAACTCATGGTCGCTTAAGGTTCACCATATTCTTCAATTTCCATGCGTGTATGCGTAGATTAGCACAAAATTTGGAAGTAAGGGAGGGCGGGACGGTGACCATCCCAACTACCCCCCCCTGACTTTGTACC